AGTAAGCGTGATGAGATCACAACTCAAAATGAGGTATAATAATGAACGACCAACCAAAGAGTAAGATATATTTAAATCTTATTCCAAACGTAAATAAAAAAGCAGGCGATAACCAACCAGTAATGGTAGCACCTAATTCTCCAAAAGCTCCAGAAGGAAAAAATTGGAAGATGAATGTGAACATTAACAATGAGTGGTACGACTACTGTGCGTTTGATGGAACAGACATAGAAGGTAATCCAACAGGTGGATACACTGTGATCTTAACTAAGAAAGAAGCACAAGCAACAGCAGGAGCAAATAAACAAGGAGGATTTAAAGCTGGTGGATTTCAAAAGAAACCATTTACAAGCAATAAGTCTTTCGGTAATAGACAATACTAATAATAGGTAACACTATTATTCATTCTATCCCTAGGGTTTTTCATCAGGCAGTCATGCCTACCCTTTCACGTTGTTTCCCTAGGGGTAGAGTAAAAAACAGAAAAGGATATATGACTACTAAAGAAGACTTTGTGTCTATTGAAGAGAAGATACAAAAGAAAATTATAAAAGATCGCCAAGAAGATTATGGTGATTATGAAGAAAACTTTGCATTACTTGCTGAACTATTTTCTATTGTTTTATTTAATAAAATTAAAGTCGCATTAGATCCAGAAGATGTTGGTCATATAATGATGGCACTTAAACTTTATAGATGCACAAAGAAATACAAAGCAGATAGCTATGATGATCTAGCAATCTATTGCAAGATGACTAAGCAATTAAGACAAAAGAAAAAACAATGAAAGTTGTTAGATTAAAAAAAGGTGAATGCACTTTTACTTATGTAGAAGAGTTTGACACAGCAGAACATGCACTTGATCCTGATAAACGAGGATTGTTTATTAAGGTTAAGATTGGAGAAGTTAAAGTTAGATCAACAAACATACGACAGAAAGAGGATAATTATGACACCAAAAGAATTCAAAAAGGAAATTAAATTAAGATATACATTTAATAGTTTTGCAAACTTAGATGCCAGAGAAAGAAAGATTTATCGTACAGGTTTTAGAACTGGATATAAATTAGCAAGAGAGTATTTTAAATCTAACATCAGACACAAACAAATAGTTATTAAAGAAGTTATTAAGTATGTAACTATTAATGATGTGGTTGTACCTGAGAATGTTAAGAAGATGTTATCTATCGTAGCCAATCAACTTGGAATAGATGTTAATGAAATCTTAACAAAGACTAGAGTTCAGTCAGCTGTGATTGCAAGATCAATTCTTATAAATGTTTTAAGAGATAAATACTCTATGCCATTTACAAAGATTGGAGTTATCCTTGGTAACAAAGATCATACTACTATGATGCACCATGTTAAGATGAAAATTAATAAGCAACATTTCTGGAAACCAGATCATATCATCTGGAGTAGATATAAGTATGTGATGGATAATGTTAGTTAATCTTTGAAACCAGCTAATAAACTTTTATAAGACTTCTTAGATATAGTAGATTCAGATTTAGATCTTGATGTGCCAGCTTCTTTACGTTTGTTAATATTATAATACAAACCTTTCTTAGCCATCTTACCTTCTTTTGTTTTATGATATTTAGATTTATCCATATTACATTGCTAGCAAAGATTTAAATCCTTTAGCCATCTTTCCTGTTACACCTTTAATAGTTCCTTTATTCTCTGATGCGTAGAATACAGCTTTACCTTTTTCTTTACCATATTCTTTTTGCATTTCTGCTAAAATCTTTTTACCTTTTTTATTCAGTGGCATATTTGTGCTTACATTTTTGTTTCTTTAAGTACTCAATGTACATGTTCATACGCTTATCATTATTATCATTAATGACAACCTTTTGTTTTTCTGCTGTTCTTACATTATTAAAGTAAATCTCATAACAACTATGATCTAATGAATGACAGAAGTTTAACTTCTCAGCATTAATAACCCAGCCACCTTCATTACTCATGTGTTCTTTGCCACATATATGGCAGTTACCACAACTCTTTAGTATTTGTTTTCTCTTAGCCAAGACTAACTCTTCTTATGTCTTGCAGCAAAGTTTCTTGCAGCTTCTTTAGATCCAAATCCCCAGGCTTTAAGTGCTAGCTTTAATCTTGTTGGCTTACCAGATTTAGAAAGTAATGATCCCTTCATTCCTCCAAACCTCGCAGCAAAAGAAACTCGTCTTGGATTAGTGCCTGTCTTTACAGGAGCTTTTAAATTAGATCCTTCAGTACGCTTAAAATATTTTCTACCTGCTTCATTCAATCCACCGCTAGGATTTTGATACATTTTTTTAACCATTATAATTTCTCTCTAAAAGGGTTGTAGTCATCCTCATTTATCTTAAAGCATTTACACTGTTTTAGTAAAGCACAAAATCCTTTTCTTAACCAAAAAATACATTTGACATTTAACATAAACTATACTCTCCCCTGACCAGCATATTCTTTATATGTCTTATGCTTGTTTACTTTCTTTGTGTGCCTACCTTTTCTTTTCTTAGGTGGTTTACGAATGTGTTTATTTTCTAGATTTCTTTTTGCCATTTTTAATTTTTACTTTAACATTAGATCCTTGCTGAGCAAGTAATGTAGGTTTCTTTTTAGAATATGCTTGTGCAAACATTGTAGTTATTTGATCTGACATTATTTAATTCCTTTAATTTCTCTTATTCTTTTAACACCATGCTTATCAGTTTCAACAATAGCTTCAACTTCTTTGCATTCCATTCTTACAGTATCAGTTCCACCATCACGTTCTACTTTACGCTTCTGTTCTAAGCAATCAGCAAGATTAATTTTAGGTGAATAGTTTTCTAACTTACCATTAAGAAACATAAGTAAAGCAAATACAATCTCACCCATTACTTACCTCTTAATGAATCTAATTCTTTTTCTAATTTATCTATCTTCTTTTCTAATTGGCTAATGATAACTTTAGTGTGTACGTTTTCTTCTAGTTGTTTAGAATGCTTGTCTATTGATTTAGCTTGATACTCAATCAACATATACATCTCTTGGTTCTTAGGAGTTTGCTCAGCCTTCTTTAATAAATCTTGCGACATTAACTTCTCATTGGTTTCTAATCTATTAAGTCTTTCAATAATTCCAAAGTAACCCCACACTGCTACAACAATAGCAGATACAATTCCTATAATATTTTTAATGGGTAATGCTACGCTTGTTTGATCACTTAACTTCAGATCACTCATAACTACTCTTTAGGTTTATTAGCCATAGTTCGTGCAACTGATTCCGCACTGCGCCCCACGACATACCCCCCAAGACCAATCTGTAAAAGTGTCCAGACATCGCCTGGTAAATCTATTGTGATTGCTGCACCAAAAAAGAATTTAACTATTGGACCAAATACATAATTCCATACTAGAATAAATATAAGCACATACATAAGTAGTGGTCGCCAGCTAGATGCAAACCAACCTGCTTTAGCTTCAGCTTCTATAATCTTTGCAGCTGCTTGTAGTTCTTGTGTGTTTGATTGTAGTAATTGTGTTTGTAAATCTGCTTTTAACTTTGCTTGTAAATCTTTATCAGGTACTGATTTTTCTATTGTAGAAAATAAGATCTTAGCAAGAGGTGCAACTGCTCCTAACATTTGTAACATTTAAACCTGACACTTTCTCATTAAGTTAGACAACTCTTCGCATCTGCTTGGTGTTTGTCTGTACCACGCTGAGTTTAACATTTCACTAGCAGCTTTTGTGTAATCAAATTCGTTTAAAGCTGCAAACATATTCTTGAATTTAGATACTCCAGTCTTTCCTAATTGAAATACCATCTCAATAATAATACCTTTAGCAGCCATAGCTATATCTAATGTGCCAACTAATTCTTCCATACCTTGTTTAGCTTTATCAAAGTCTTTATCAAACATTGCTTCAAGTATATCTTTGTCATAGATAACACCTTCAACAAAATCATCTTCTTCAGTAAGTAGATGACCATAGCCAATGGTAGCTTTACCTAATGAGTCAAGGTAAACCTTAGCTATGAAACCCTCATGTTTCTTTATTCTATTTTTTACGTCTTCGTAATTCATTTGATTAGTATCTTACCATCTTCATATACATAAACAATCTTTACATTTAAAGTCTTTTGTTTTTTAGATGGTGATCTATTGATACGATCATTCTTTTTGTGTGCATATTTAGTATTTGATTTTCTATAAGATACAGTCTTAACATCATAGTTAGTATATTGTTTTGTCTTAATATTAAAAGTACAAATATCTACTGGACCAACTCCACCTAGTGCTGTGAATACAATTAAGTTTGGATCTTTAGCAAAGTGTGCTTGAGCTAATGCTTCAGATACTAATCCTTTGTCTGCCTTTAACAATTTAAAACCCTGTGTTGTTTATTTAACGAACTTTAGAATAGCAAGAACAGAACCTACTAATCCACCAACAATAATTAGAAAGGCTATAACACCTTTGCCTTTACTCATGTCTGAATGTAATTGTTTAACATCACTGCGTAGCTCATCTATTGTTTTGATAAGCGTACTCATTCGTTCAGCACATAACTTTTCATGTGCAGATAAACGAACAGATGTTGTTGATACTATCTTGTGTTTCTTTTTCATTGGCACACCATATATAGTGGTATGCAAAAGTCAATTACAGATTGTAATTATGTGGTTTGCTCTGCTGTTTCTATGCAGTCAAAATGAAAGGATGGTTTGACTTTCTCAAACTGATCTAATGGGAATAGTTTATTCTGTTCTGCTATAAACTCATAACCAGCTATGGTGCATTCTCTAAATGTATTAAACTTCTTAGCTGTACTCATTGTGTCTAAGCAGTTGCCATTAACCATTGAGCAAACTGTAAACACTAATAAAAAATTCATTAAAGTTATTTACACTAAAATGTGGATAAGTAAATAAGGGTAGCGATTAAACTACCCTTATCGTATAGACTACTCTTCGTCTTCTTCGTCTATGTCTAAGTCTTCGTCATCAAGATCATCCTCGTATGATACTTCATTATCATCTGGATTTATCTTTAGCTCAAGATCATCTAAGAGATCTTTAATCTCATAGATAATATCTTCAGCTGATTTTTTCTTTTTTGCCATTCAAACTCCTATAGTTAGGTTAGGCAATGGCGAGATAGAGTTAATTGAATAATAAGTAAATAAAATTATTTTTTATAACTTATTGTTTTATAACTATTATTTATTTATTTTTTATATAATTTTTCTACTGTATCTGCGTAGTTCTTCCAGAATGATTTTGCATCTTCAAAAGCATCTGCATAGAACTTAGTCCAGTAGTTTTTAATATCAGTATAGTTTAACATATTATTCTCCATTGGTTAATGAAGGGTATATAGGTTAAATTATTATATTTTCAAGATTGATTTGATAGATTCAATAGCTTTACTGATTTCATCTTTGTAAGCATAACCAATGAAACCTCCAGCTAGTAAACCAATTATTAATGTAATCATATTATCTCCTGTTTAACTGAGTTATAAAACTTCCGTGGTATTCTGTAAAGCCTAAATGAGTTATAGGTGTACTAAGATCTGTCCAGATCTCACCACCGCATTCTTCCCATAATCTACAGAAGTAATAGTCTTCAGATAAATACCTGGTTACTCCATCCTTTTCTTTGTAGCAGCCAACAGGAAAGAAATCATAAGCATTATCTGATCCTTCTATTCCTGTTCTAAGATCTGGTTTGTATTTTAAGTTAGGAAACTTATCCATGATAGTAGTAAAAACATTACGCTTAATCATCATAAACCCTGTGGCTGACTCTTTCACACGTGCGAATCCTTTTTTAAATTCTGTGTTAGGATATAAATTAACATTGAACTGCAAAAGATAATCACGCATTGTTTGCTCATCTATGTCTGTATTCTCTTTGATACGATCTAGTAACTGCTGCCAGTAAAATCCTTTTACAGGGTAGGTGCA